TTCCTGCATTTGCAACATCAATAATAATTTGACAAATATTGTTTGGACATGTTGGATTTTTTAAATTTGAAGGAATAAAATATTTTAATGAATCTGAACACGGCAAAAACCAACAACCATCATTATATCCATGCATTCCTTTCATTATTTGAAATGTAGAAGATTCAGATCTTAAAACACAATCACATTCTTTTGTTTTATTTTTTGTACAATAATATTGCATATATGCATCTTGTGAAGAAGGCGGTAACGATTCAAACCATAATTTGCATTCAAGATTTCCTTCATCTAAGGATTTTATTCTACTACATTCATTTAATCCATCTGGACAATTTGAAACTTTAGAAAAACAATAATTATTGTTTACTTCATTATTTAAACCAAATTTATTTGTAAATTTAGAAACTTGTTTTAATGTATCAATTTTTTCAAGATTAAAAAAACATTTTTGATTTGGAGCTACTTTATTCCAAGAAACATAACATAATGGATCTTGACTTTTTGAATTTAATCCAATTTTGCATTCTTCTAAATTTGGACCTGCGCATATAGGTTGTGCTGTACAAAATCCTCCACAACAAGTTGCCCATCCTGTTTGAATATCAGAAATTCCATCTCTTATATAACATTTTTGTGTAGGAGTAAATGCAGAACATGCTAAGCATGTACATTCTAAATTTGGTGCAGCAATGTATGTAGAACCCGGAGTTGTAGGTGTAATTTCTCCAAAAACAACTTTTTTATCTTTACATTCATTATTCATTTTTTGTATCAAAAACAAATTAATGAAATTTTAAAAAATAAATTATTAATTTTATTAAATATGTTTTCAGAAAAAACGCGAGTAGCTAAAAAATTAAAAATTTTTGAAAATGAGAATAATAAATATTCTCGTCATTCATTTGTTGGACTTCCAGAACCAAAATCAATGCTAATTTGGTATAATATTACAATTTCGACAAATAAAAAAAATAATATTACAAATTATTGTTCAAATATTTCTATTTGTAAAAAAAAAATTATAAAAAATATACTTGATGATCAGAAAAATAAAAAAGAATTACAAACTTTAAATCCATTTTTTGAAAATGAAATAAAAAATAATATTACAACTTCAGGACAAACATTTCATCATTTATGTATTGAATCAATTGTAAATCCTTTTGAAAAAGATTCTTCAGAAATAAATTTAAAAGAACTTTTCAACAAACTTCATAAATTTTTTTTAATTGTTTTTGAAAAAATTTATCCTTCATGTATTTCTGTTGGGTTAAATTCTTTTATAATTAAAGGAAATGAATGTGATACTGATCAAATTTTTGAAAATTTTGTAAAAATTGGAAAAGAAGAATTTGCATTTTTTTATACAAAAGTTGATGATTTGACTGAAATTAAATCAAATCCAAATTTAGATGATTGGCTTTTAGAAGAAGTTTTTCATTAATTTTTAATTTAATACGATTTCAAAACTAAAAAGTTTTGAAATAAATTTATTTTAATCAAGTTTTAAAAAATTCATATGTTTTAAAACAAATCTAAAACATTCCAAATGTCCATTTTTTAATGAAATTGAAGATGCCCATTCTGACCATGGACAACCAAAATTATAAGCAAATTTTAAACATTCCAAATGTCCATTTTTCGCAGCAAAATAACAAGTTAATGAATCCCAAAAACAATCATTTTGATGAGCATATTTTAGACATTTCAAGTGTCCATTTTTAGAAGCAAGACTAGTTGTCCATTTATCCCATAGACAACCATGTTCGTGAGCATATTTTAGACAATTGAGATGTCCATTTTCTGCTGCGCTTGTGCATGTCCATTCATCCCAAGGACACCCATTTTCATGAGCATATTTTAAACAATCGAAATGTCCATTTGATGCAGCTAAAGAACAAGTTTCTTCATCCCAAGGACACCCATTTTCATGAGCATATTTGAGACAATCGAGATGTCCATTTTCTGCAGCAGCTTCACATGTTTTGGAATCATTCCATAAACATCCGTTTTCAAAAAAAAGAATCAAACAACCAAGATGTCCATTTTTTGCAGCAATCCACATTTTTGTTGAATCATCTAAACTAAAACAACATTCTTCAAAACTTTTTTCCATGTTTTTTAAAATTAATCTTTGTTTAAACAGTTAAAAAACTTAAACGAAATTCAATTTCGTTGAAAATTTCATAAAAAATTATTGTATATTTTCTTCTTTGTGCTCTCATAAGACATTTTTTAAAAGCTTCTGATGTTTAACCTTCATTTTTATCGAAATTCTTTCTTTGAACTAAAAAGATTAATATGATTGTGATGCCCGCAATTTTATTCAAAACAATCTTGTTTTGAATATTGGATAAGTTCAAAATAAATTTGTTTCTTCTCTTCTTGCATAGTTTGATGTAGAGATTTTTTTCTAATTTTTTGTTGTCGATTAAAGAATCTTGTAAATCTAATCTGTAATGTCTTTCTTCTTCAAGCTGTTGTTGATTTCATTGTTTTGATATTGTTAAAAGAAATATTCGAGTAAAATATCATTTTTAATTTACAAAGAACATAAGCTTGTTTGAAAATTACCATTACATATTTTATTATTTTTTGAATCAGATAAACTTGAATAATCAAAATTAATTGGAGTTCCTTGAACTCCTAATACACCGCAAGGATTTTTTCCATAATAATTAGGTGCACATTTCTTACAATCATCAATCATTTTTGGATTGCTACTAAACATATAATCACCACCTAAACATTTTTGTCCAATAAATGGATAAAATAACTGGTTGTTGTATGCTCCGTTTAATTGTGCATATCCAAAAGAATTTGAAGCTTGAACACTTCCGTATTTTTCTTCAGATTCTTGAACTAACCAAATAATGATAAAAGCTACAAAAATTACTAAAATAACTGTCGCAATATTTGTTTCACAAGACATTTTTTGTTTGATAAAAAGATTATAAAAAATTAAATATAAAATTCATCTAAAATAAAATCAATTTCATTCATGTCAATATTTGTATAAAATTGTTTTAACATTTCAATTGCTAAAACATATTTAACAGAAGTTATAGAATATATAAATTTATCAATAACTAAAGAATTTATCTGACATTTAAGATTATCTGATAAATTATCCAAAGGATCATGTATTAACGTTTGAACACTATGTTTTCCACCTACAAATATTCTCAAAATATCTTGCAGGTCCCAAAAAAATTCTAAAGGAGGAAATTTATTTGAATCATATGTAATTTTATTTTTTGATTCTTTGAGAAAAATTTTACCTTTTTCATCTAACCAATTAACATTAGTGTTTTCTAAAGGGAAAAAATACGGTATTTCATTTTCATAAACAACTTCAGCTAAAATTGTTCCTTCAAACATTTCTTGTGAATAAATTAAATGATTGTTTATTTTTTTTGGATTAAAACATTTTGAAACTCCGAAATCTGAAATAAATATTATAAAACCTGTATTCTTAACATAAAATATGTTTTTTCCAATTACATATTTTAAAAATCCTTCTGGTTTAATTAGTTTAATTAAAATATTTTCTACTTTAATATCTGAATGAAAAATGCTTAATTCAGAATGTAAAACATGAATTGCTAAAAGAAGTTGAAATAAAAGAGATTTTTGAGATTCTTCTGTAAAAAAACTAATATTTTTTAAATCAAAATCTTGAATTTCTAATAAAGAAACATAACATTCACCTTTTTTCTTTCCAGTATCTAAAATTCTTTTTAAAGTACAAGAATCACAATATGAAGTTCCGTAAAAAAATATAAAATGTGGAGAAAGTTTTTTTTCAAGAATTCTTATTCTAATTGCATCAAGAAATAAATTTTCAAAACTGAAAAAATTTTTATTATATTTATTTGTATATGGAATTTCATCATAATCAATAAAAGCTTCTTTTGCTATAAAATCAGTATTTTCGTCTTTTAATTTTGCTTTGTAAACAACTCCAAAAGTTCCTGTCCCAACAATCTTTATATCTTTTTTTGATTTAAAATATGAATTTTTTCCTGAAATACAAAAATTATCATTTTCTTCAAATATTTTTTTAAATATTTTTGAAATATTTTTTGAATTTTGAATTCTTTTATTTAATGGTGTATATTCTGGATAT